TGGGTTGTCAGGATCGAGACCTAAACTAATAAGATAGTCTCTCCACCATTGTGGATCTTTTTTCCGTTTCCAATCTGGCACAGGCAATCCCTGAAGCGAATAGTATTCGTTAATCGCTTCATCAATTTTCTCTGCTATTTCCAATTGTCTAATCCTCTTCTGTAGAACGTCCATTTGCATTGATGATTTCTTCCAGTTGTTTCCGAATATCCGCAGAACGCTTCTTATCACGTTCCGTATGCTTATACCCATATTTACCATGAAAGATAGCGTGACCTTGACAGATCATAGTAATGCCAAAAAAGAATAGCAATACTGTTCCTAATAATTCTAAAGTGTGATTTTCAACCATGGAAATATAGGATCGATTACTCCAATAAGTCGAAGCAAACCCTCAGCAAAAAGTGCGAGAACAACCCAACCAACACACATAGAGATAATTGAAGCGTTACGATTATGCTTTCGTATGGCATCGTCGATCATCTCCTGTACTTCCTCCTTCGTCACTGTTTCGGTCTTCGTTGTACCAAAAATCTTCCCAATCTTTTTTTGAATCTGTGACATCTTCCCACTCAGGTTCGTATAAAGGACATGGTTCTTCCATCAATGTTTCATTTTTCATTTTCAAAATTTCTTGATAAAGTTTGTTTAGTTCCACTTGTCATCCTCCTCCTCCTCTTCATCCCAGACTTCATAAGGACCGTGTTGCATACGCTTTAGTCTTTCAGTCTCAGATCTAAAGGACATTGTTTCAGTAAACCATATCGCTAGTTTCATTACAATGAAGACCGCTGCTAGCGGTGACAAACATAGTAGTAATACTAGGGAGGATTGATTCATGAGTATTCGTTGATGGCGTCTAGCACCTTGTTAAGGGCATCATGTGCTCCGTCATGCCAGTCTCCTGACTTGTCAGAGTGTTGCCCGTCATACAATGCTGTTTTCATTTTATAAACTCGGGAAAGGATGTCAACCTTATCCATTCTACCTCTCGGCATAAATTTACAGATGCTGTAACTATTTAAGCACAAAAAAAGGGACCCCGCAGGGTCCCTGTGTTGATATGAAAACAGATCACATGAGGTTCGCAACACGAACTCTTCTGTAATACTGGTTCTTATTGTGGGTAAGAGCCTCAGCATCAGGAGTGCTTCCATTGAGGACGAATGGGTTCGCAACCATGCCGTAGCGGGTCTTGAAGCCAATCTTAGGCTGGAAGGTCTCAGGATCGATGCTGCGGAGCATCTGGAGGGGTACATAAGGGCAGTAGAATAGTCCACTGTCATAAGGTGAAGAACCCTTATAACCAACTACGTAGTAGTGGGTGTTGGAAACGTTAGCAGAGTAAGGATCAACGAAGACCTTAATGCGACCGTTCATGGTGCCGACTAGGAGGTTACCAGTGTCATCAACTTCACCGATGGAAGGACCACCAGCGCCGCTTAGACCTGAGGAATAGTCGAGGGTGCCAGACATAGCGAGTGCAGAAGCAACATCAGCAGAAGTGATGATGAAGTTGCCCTTTCCTCTACGAGTTTGCTGTGCGATTGCGTTAGCATCTCTTTCGATCTGGAACATAAGTCCCTTGAACTTTTCAACCGACCATCTGCCGTTGGAGTCAACGTCGAGGTCAAATACGCCAGCGTTAGCAACGTTTGACTGAGCGCCTTGCTTAGCAACGGTGTAAACGGTACGAACGACTTCGCGGTTGATTTCAGCAAGGATCTCGCTGGAAAGAAGGTTAGCGAGTTCTTGCTCTGCATCTAGACCATGGATCGCCTTGAGGTCTTGAGCGAGTTCCAAGGTGTACTCAGCACGGAGAGCTCTGGACTTTGCAGTAACAGAGGTCTTCTCGATGCTGAAGCTCATTTCGTTGAATAGGGTTGAACCCGATCCTAGTGCTTCAGCGTCTTCGCGAGCGATGTTGCCTGCTGCACGCTCGTAGTTAGCAGCAGTGGTGCCGCCGCCAGTTGCGTCGTTAAGGAGAGCAGGGTTAGCATCAGTTGCACCGCCGTCGCCAAGAGGAGATACGGGATCGTTGTATGCTGCAGGACCCTGAGTGTTACCAGAGAAGTTGGTGTCAGGCTCGTTGTAGAGTGCCTCGTTTCCAGCACGTAGTGCGGAACCGTTCTGCTGGTAGTGTGACTTCATTGCAAAGATTAGTCCAGTAGGACCGCTCATTGGTTGAACGCCACAGATGTCGTATGCAACGAGGTTAGGCATTGCACGACGGATTAGTGAGATCATTACAGGATCGAAACCTGCAAGACCGCCAGTTTTGGTGGTTAGACCAGAACCAGATAGTGCGTCACCGCTAATAGCACCAACAGTGTTGGATGCTTCGTTAATCATACCGCGCTCTTCGCGGATTTGCTTTTCGGTGTTTTCTAACAGTACAGCGGTAACAGCCTTTCTATAGTTGTCTTTGATGGCACCAGCGCCTTCGTGACCTAGAACAGGGTTCCACTTTTCTGTTAGAGCTTCTGCGTTAAACATTGTTTGCTCCTTGAGAAAAAATTAAATTTGTATCATTTAGACCAGCGGTCGAGTGCTTGCATGTATGCTGCGATAGCAGGCGATACTTCTTCAGCACCCTCAACTGGGGTTTCATCAGCAACCTCACTTTGAGGTGCAGCTGCTTCCTTGAAGTAAGACTCCTTAATGGTTGCAACTTTCTTAGAGAATGCTTCTTCCGAAACAAACTCTAGACCCTCAGCAAGTGCTGCGAGTTTTTCTTTCTGAGTATCTGCTAGTCCTTCCGAAACAATGTTCAGAATGTTTAGTTTTGCAGTCTCATTAAGACGATTTTGTAGTTTCACATTTGCTTTGACCTGTTCGTCAAGGCGAGTTTCCATTTCACGAATAGATTCAGCCATACCCTCTACAACATCGACTTTCTCGTCGGGAATAGAGATGTAGTGCTCTTCAAAGAGACCCTTAAGACCTGCAATGAAGTCTGAAGTGATCTCATTTCTGATTCCACGGTCAACAGCAACTTGGTTTTGCTCCATCCATTGACCGATGGCGTAGTTCACAGTACCGTTAACTTCTTCGGAAAGTTCCGACTTAGCAACGTCAAGTTGCTTGTCAAGTTCGGTAGCAAAGTGTTCTACAAGTCTGTCATACTCTTCAGAGATTTTCGCTTTGACAGCAGCCTCAAAAATGGTCTTTGCTTTCTCAGCGAACTCTTCAGAGAGTTCTGTGCCTTCTACTAGAGCGGCAACATCAGCGGAAACATCGAGTTCCTCAAAGGAAGGTTTGATGGGGTAAGTAACTGCACTACCCATCTTAGTTCCGTATGCTACTTCAGCACCAACTGAAGGCGCGGGATCCTTACCAGGCTTACCAGCGGTTGAGGTAACACTAGTATCTTGGGATACAGGTGCCGCTGCTTTAGCGCCAGGATTTTCTTCTCCGTCATCATCGTGCTCGTTAGGAGCGGTGGATGTACCACCTAGATCTGCAGGTGCAGATTGTCCGTGAGCAACCGATGGTTGTACGGTTGGCATAGGATCCTTGCCGCCAGAACCAGTCTGTGCGTCAGAAACCTGAGAGGGCTCACTACCAGTGCCAGGGATAACGTTAGCAGAAACGGTTGGCATAGGATCGCCAGCTTCTACAATCACCTTTTGCTCGGTAACGAACTCCTCAAACTTTTCGTTTAGCATATCTGACATTTGAGTTTACCTCGTGTTTTCCGTATAATTAATCTAAGTTTATTTATAAATCAGAGCTTTCCGAGGAAATCCTCAAATACTCTTAGCGTCCTTTCCTCAAGGTCACGACGCGATTCTTCAATATAACGTTGGTATTTATCAACTTTTGCTTCCTTAAGAATGCCGTTGTCCCATACCCATTCTTTACCTTCCATGATGCCATTAACAAATGCATCAGGCGCGGAAGGATCTGCTACAATATCAGCAGCAGTTGTTAACATGAAGTCATCTGCAACAACGTTGCAGTCTTCAGACTTTTGAATGCTTCCCATACCACGAGAGGAAACACCTAACTGAACGCCTTCACCTAAAAGGTTCTTGGCAATGTTACCCATAGGCGTGTCAAGGATCTGTGCCTTGCCAATGAAGTTATTACCTTCTGCCTTCAAAGAAACAATTCGATGTGACACTCTATCAAGATTGATAGTAGGACCATCGGGGTGACCGAGTTCACCTAGAGCACGTTTAGATTGTACGTACTCTTCATTGTATCTCTTGACCTCACGCTCAAGGACACTAAAAGGATACATACGACCGTTGCGGTTCTTTAGTTCCGACTGCAGAAAAACGCCTTCGATGTAAAGGAGTTTCTTTCCGTCTTTCTCCTCAGTGAGAAGTTTAACGTCTTCAATCGTTTCCGTTATCAGTTTCATCGGTTGCTTCCGTTTCGGTGGGTTCATCAAAGAATGTATTCGCTACAACCTTCTTATAATCTGCCATAGCATCAGATGCTTTAGCAAAAAGAAGATCTTGAATCGCATCAATAGCATTAGCTCTATCGTTATTCGCAATTTGATTAACGATATCTACTTCGCCTTGAAACGAATTTACTTCAGTATGTTCTGCCATAATAACAATTCAGTATATTTTATTTAGTGTTTGATGAAGGCGAAGGCATTTTCTTTGCTTTATCTACTTCCCTTTCAGTGGCAGCATCCGCAGCAAGTTCTTGTCTTTCCGCAGCATCATCTGCTTGAATAGTACCAATCTCTGGTTGGAAAGCAGTGTTCTGTGATGTCATAGTATCCAGCATATTTGTTTGCGCTGGATCGATAGCAAGTCCTGAATCAATTTCTTTACGAATTTGTTTATCCATTTCTTTGTATTCAGTATCTTTCTGACCTAAGATATGGCGACGAATATGTTCGACAGAAAAATACTTACCAACGAACGGATCCATCTGTGTGACAATACCAATTCTTTGGGTTGCCATTTCTAATTCTTTTAACTCATTGAAGTGATTATCAAAGAGATAGTCATACTGAATATGCTCTTTCATATCATCCCAATCTTCGGGAGCAATTACTCCTTTGAGAATGAGTTGAGTTTTGAGAATGTCGTGGAAGAGTTCACTGAATCTCTTACGGAGACGACCAATGAACTTCGTGAACTTAAGTTCGTCACGGAGGACTTCAGTGGTCTTACCAAGATTGAATCCTTTATTGTCGTCTGTGAGACGGGAAGGAGGAAGATTG